GATTGCAAAGGAACAGGCTAGGGCAGTGCTTCCAGAAGGTCTGACTGTGTCAAAGATGTACATGGCCGGCTCATTGCGCTCATGGATACATTACTGCCAGTTGCGGACGACTGCAGGAACTCAAAAGGAACACCGCAAAATTGCTACCGATTGCTGGTATTCTCTGATCCAGGAATTCCCATCCCTGAAGGATTTAAATCTGATCTCTGTGTAATTTTATTAAAATACCGGTTGACATTCAGATCAGAATGTCGTATATTGATAATACGGAAACAACGGAGAGTAAAATGCGTAGATTAAATCCTATTTTTAGAAAAAATGCCAGCGCTAAATGGTCGATATGCACATATCCTGATCTGAATAAAGAATTTGCTCGCCTTGAAAAACTGAGTAATACAGAATTGTCAGAACTGATGGATGGCATGGACACAGATACTTCTTCAAGAGTTGTTAAAAATTTAGTCAGCAGAAAGATTAATGACATACTGCATACTCGTAGTGCGGCATGAAAGGTGATAATAGCTAAAATACCGGTTGACATTTTTATAGAAACATCGTATATTAATAGTATGATGAAAACACAGGAAATCAAAATGACTCAGTTGGAATTTAAAATGTCCCAGATCCGCCAGGACATTGCTGATCTGGAATGCTTGTACAAGACATCGATTGATAACAAACAACAGGATCTGGCGGAAACCTGTATGGATCGTGCTTCTGTTCTCTGGAACGAGCTCATTGTCCTTAATTGTGATCGGGTGCTTGAGATCGATCCATGGTCCGCAAATCCTGAAGCTTATGCGATCTCTTAAAAATATCGGTTGACATTCAGATCAGAATGTCGTATATTGGTAATATGAAGAAAACACAGGAGATCGAAATGCAGTTTACAGCCACATTTACAGAAGAGCAACTGAAATATCTTCTCGACATCCTCGAGCCGTTGGCAAAAAATGATGAGACTCTTGACGATATTCTCGATGTTTTTGATGAATGTGAAGTTGCCGGCATTGATGAAGAAGATGACAGCCAACCTGATGAAGCTCAAGAATGGAATAATTTTGATCCTGAGTGCTGATTAGGGCTTGACTTTTTTCTTAAAACATCGTATAGTTATAATATGAAGAAAACACACACAAAGGAACACACAATGACTGATTTTAACCTTGTCCTCTCGTTCGTAGCTCTTGACGCCACTTATGATCAGCTAGTTTCCCTCTCGGAAGCGATGAAACTTCGCCGTGAGAAGTTGTCCAAGACAGTCAAGCGTTCCATCAGAGAAGGTCAGAAAGTGACCTTCAGCCACAAGGGCATCGATTACGCTGGCGTTGTTTTGTCCATCAAGATCAAGAAGGCCACTGTGGAATGCACGATCCCGGATTCCTGGGCTTATACATCCAAGATGCAGCGTGTTCCTGCTACGACACAATACAATGTTCCACTTAACATGTTGAAGGCAGCCTGACATGGTCGATAAAACAAAAACTCCTTACTCGTTCACTGGCGAGTTGGCTTATGCGATCAGCAAGATGCGTATCATGCAGAATGCCGGTTACAAGGTGATCAAGAAGGTGGCGCATTCCAATCGTATGGTTACCATCCACATGGAAAAAAAGGTTTATTGATATGGCACGAACACATGATTATAAAATCCTTGAAGGTGATACTCGTTCTGAATTACAACGAGAAGTCAATACATGGATCGAGCTTGACTATGTCCCGCTCGGCGGTGTTTCTTCATATGAAGACAAGACCGGATTCTACAGCAAACATGTATTCATCCAAGCTATGTATCTTGCAGGAAACAAAGCAAAGCCTTCATGATCAAGTTCAAAGGTGCAAAGAAGCTCAAATCAAAGCAAGAAGATTACCTGCGTAGCCTTTCTGTGTTTGTCTTGGATAAGTTCTTTACCCAACTAAAAAAGGATCGGTTGGAAATAACAGTGATCTTTAAGAAGAACTTGTTTAAGCAAACCGGCCAATATGGTAACTGCATCTGGGAAGATCAGCATCATCGTCCTGAAGAATTTGAGATCGAGATCGATCCGGATCAGTCGATCCAACTGCTACTAAATACCCTGGCACATGAGCTTGTCCACGTCAAACAATGGGCCAAAGGTGAGTTTTATCAACTTCAACGTGAGAAGCATGTCTACAAGTTCTGTGGCCGGCGCTTTGATACCAACAAAGTTGATTACTGGGATACGCCCTGGGAAATTGAAGCCCATGGGCGTGCAATCGGATTAGTCGTCCAATGGACACGTGCTAACAACTTGTCAAACAAAGACCTTGTTATGGAAGGCTGATCTTTCAATTAAAATACGGAGAATTAAATGAGACATTTTATCGTTACTACTGCTGCTCTATTGATGGCGACAACTGCATATGCAGGCGATCTTCCATCAAAGGCTGCTCCTCTTCCTCCTGTTCAGGCAACAGCATCTGCTGATACGACCATCACTGCAGGCTATGGTTATGAGTTTGCTCCAGACGAATATGATGCATCTACTGCTACCACATATTCTTTGGGTGTGGACCATAGCCTTGGCGGCGGGCTCTCTGTCGGAGCTGCTGTAGGCACTTCGCAGGCTGCTGACGAAGGTGCATTGAAGCAAACGATCGAAGCGACTGTGGGGTATAAGATCCCGTTGTTTGCAGGTATCACTGCAAAGGTCGGCGCTTCTATCGGTGAGCGTTTCACAAATGGTGCCAACTATCCCTACTACACACTCAGCTCAGGCGCTGATTACAAGCTGGCAGACAACCTCACGCTGAATGCTATCGGTTATCGTTACCGTAATGCTATCGATGATGCAAATGACTGGGAATCTCATCAGTTGAGCACCGGTGCAACCTTTGCATTGAATAAGACAAATGCTGTATTTGTCAAACTGGCTCGTTCTTATGATTCTGACTTCGAAGCATCAACTGATGCCATCACAGTGGGTTATAAGCTCAGCTTCTAATATCAATAAACATTAATTAAGAGGGGGGATTTATTCCCCTCTTTTTTATGACCGTTTTTCATATATTTGTCATATTTAACGTGATTGTAATAAAACGGTCACATTCGTTTTCTATATAGGGTGTAGATATAAATCTACTGTTTTATTATACGGGAGTTATCATGTTTAAAAAAATGCTTTTAGCCATCGGTCTATTGACCATTCCTTTCACAGCAACTGCTGCAGATATCACAGGTGCTGGTGCAACTTTTCCTTATCCAATCTATGCCAAGTGGGCTGATTCATACAAGAAATTATCTGGTGTCACTCTAAACTATCAGAGCATCGGCTCTGGTGGCGGAATCAAGCAGATTGCTGCCAAGACAGTGACGTTTGGCGCAACTGACAAGCCACTCAATGAGAAGGACCTAGCCAAGGATGGTTTGATCCAGTGGCCAATGGTAATCGGCGGTATCGTGCCTATCATCAGGCTGGAAGGTATCGAATCTGGTCAGATGGTGCTGGATGGTGAAACCCTAGCTAACATCTATCTGGGCAAGATCAACAAGTGGGATGATGCTGCTATCAAGGCCCTGAACCCAAAGCTAAATCTTCCAAACAAAGCCATCATCGTGATTCGTCGTAGTGATGGATCAGGCACGACTTTCAACTTTACCAACTACCTGTCAAAGGTATCTGCAGATTGGAAGAGCAAGGTCGGTGAAAGCACTTCAGTTGAGTTCCCAGTTGGTATCGGTGCCAAGGGTAACGAAGGTGTCGCTGCTAACGTGATGCAGACTGATGGAAGCATCGGATACGTCGAGTATGCCTATGCCAAGCAGAATGATATCACATACACCAATATGATCAATGCAGCTGGTAAGAATGTCAGACCAACAGCCAAGTCCTTTGCAGCAGCTGCAGAAAAAGCTGATTGGAATGGTACGCCAGGATTTGCCGTTATCATCAGCAATCAGCCAGGTGATAACAGCTGGCCGATGTCAGCAGCAACATTTATCTTGATGCATGCTGAACCATCAGACAAGGCTAACAGCAAGCAAGCTCTAGCATTCTTTGATTATGCCTTTGATCAGGGTGACTCTCAGGCATTGGCACTTGATTATATCCCGATGCCAGCATCGGTCAAGGCCAAGATCAAGAAAGACGCCATGGGCAAGATCAACGTCAAATAATCTAAACTAATATCATATCGAAATAATGAAAAAGGAGGTTGACACAGCCTCCTTTTTTCTATTATATAAATATAACAAATAGATTGTATTTAGATAATAGGGGCGATCATGTTAACTTTTTTAAATTTTATCACAGAGTCTGCAGCAAAATCTGGATACAACGATGAGCATGCTTTCACTCATGTATGGAATCATATGGTCAAACACGGATTGACCCATGATAAAGATGCGATGAATTCCGAATTAGAAAAAGCTAAAACAGATCCGATACATGATTTACATCACAGCAAAATCCCGTCTGGTGGTTTTAAAGGTAGCAAAAAATCTCCGGAGGCAATTCAAGATTATCACAGAGAATTGTCTGATGCAGTCCATACTGTTCATGCTATAGCTCAGCATCCTGATTTTAAAGCAGCTGTAAAAGAAAGACATCAAGCAAAGGTCATGGGAGCTAGCAGAGGTGGGATATCAGACACATGGAAAAAACATGGGGCTACTAAAGGTGCCGTTTCTAAATCTGACGTATCTATATCTAAACCCGGTTCTGCAGAAGGATCCGGCCTCAAACTTTCAATGAAAAAAGGTGGCGGCTCACAATTAATGTCAGCTGGCCCAGAAGAAAATAAAGCGGTACACGATCATGCTGCTAGAGAAATGCTAGATACCCATCCGGATTATGCTAAAAAATCTAAAAAAGAAAAAGATGATATACATTCAGAAATAATGCATAAGATGGATGAAGTACATCATCACATGAATGCTATGAAAACGGCATCGCCGACAGAACAACAAGAGCATAAAAATAAAGCACAATCTGCTATTAATGCAGTGCATGATGCTCATCCTCATTTGAATTCTTTTGTTAGAAAAGAAGCTACGACCGGACGTGGTAAATTTGGAGAAAATTCTCCTCATGCTGCTTCTTATCTTGTTAAATCTGCTAGCAACAATAAAGATGCTTTCGTCCAACATGTCAATGATGTAGATCATAGCGGACCAAAATTGAGAGCCTCTTTACCTAAGGGTTCTGGTCGCTCAGGTAATATTAAAGCAGATGAAAGGGCTTCGTAAGACAATGAAAACTTTTGCACAATTTATCTCAGAGGCGACATCCGTAGATGACGAGATGCTCGGACATCTTACTCATACGAAAGATCTACCCCACGAAGCACCGCAACATGCTCAAGCAGCTGTCGATCTGGTACATCAATTCCATAAGAAGAGAATAGGACAATCTAGCCCTGTAGGTGCTTCTCTGAAGACTGACGGCGGCGCATCCGTCCATGTGATACATGATGAAAATGGTGTTGGTGTCTCAGATAAGCACAGGATGGCAAGGGGCGTCATCGCAAGAACGCCAGCAGAGATCGATACGCATTTCGGACATGCTCCAGAATATGCGGCATCACTCAAGCACCTTTTAGCACACGGACATGAGTTTGTGAATAAAGGTCATCATATCCAAGGGGATTTGCTACATACACCCGCAGATAAAGCAGATAAGACAGTGAAGAAAGGCGGATCGACGTCTACGACACCGAACAGGATCACATATAAGGCAAAGACGAAAGCACCTCTCGGAATAGCTGTCCATACAGAGATCACAGGCGGAGTTGCTCACGGATTGTCAAAGAATGCCTTGAAGCATAGCGATAATGTGTTTGTCCCCACACATGAATATCATCCTGATCCGAAGACATATTTAGATCAAGATAGGAAAGCGACAGAACACCATCTAAATGCAGCAAAAGCGCTATTGAAAGGTCATACGACCGAGCATCTCACTCCTGCACATATCGATCCCAAGAAGGGTGGGCATTTCACTACATACCTCAACAGGACGACGAGACGCGGTGAGACTGGTACTGTAGAAGGATATAAGAAGCATATTTCTGCTGAAGGTGAGAAGGCCGCCAAGAAGTTAAAGACGCCTGCAGGACAACAGAAGACGAGAGATCAATTTGCTAGCCATATCGCTCATGTCGAGAAGCATGCCCCCCATTTCCAACGGTCATTGGATATCAGACATCATCTCGGACAAGCGACAGAACACCTCCTAAAAGGAATCTCGCATCCTGACATGGAAACATCTATAGATGGCAAGAAGTCACAAGGTGAAGGCATCGTGCTTCAGAAGAAAGATTCTGCAGGAAAGATGAGGCCTGTGTCAAAGCTAGTCCCTGTCAAAGTATCTAATGCGATATTAAACAATCCGAGGTTTGCAGAATGAAGACCTTCATCCAATTCATATCAGAACAAGAGATCAAACACGGCGTCTTTGCGTTCGGAAGATTTAATCCTCCGACAGTCGGACATGAGAAACTGATCCATGCCACAGAAAAAGTCGCTGCTAAACATGATGTGGGGGCAAACATCATCGCTTCTCACTCAGAAGGTTCGGCTAAGAATCCGGTCCCGACTAAGGCAAAAATAGGATACTTGAAGAAAGTTGTTGCAAAGACATCTACTGTATCTCATTCTGACAGCGAAGCTCCTAGCGTACTGCAACAAGCAGCAAAGCTTCATAAGCAAGGAGTCACCCATCTCCATATGGTCGCTGGTTCTGATCGTGTAGACGAGTATCATAAATTGCTTCATAAGTATAATGGCACACACGAAGGCGCTCTGTTTAACTTCAAGCATATCAATGTACATTCAGCAGGTTCTCGTGACCCTGATGCCGAAGGTACAGAAGGTGTATCAGGAACCAAAGTCAGAGCCATGGCACATGCAGGTGATACACAAGGTGTCAAGAACGCATTGCCTAAATCACTACATCCTCATGTGAAAGAGATCATGGGACACATCCAGAGCATCAAAGAAGATACTGATATCGAAAACACAGATTTCTAATTATAAATATATAAAAATCGAACCCGAGAGATAACATGGCAGCCAATCAACAGACACCACAAGCTCCTGCAGATAATGCTAAAGATATAAAAGATAACAAGACCACCAGTTCTAAGAAATTAGTGACAGGTGAAGTCAAAGATCCGATATCTAAAGGATCTACTATGGTCGGCAGGACTGAATCTAATCCTTCGGGCAAACCAGATCAGATTGATATCAATCCCATGCAGAATGAAAATGTATTGAGTCAATTGAATGCTATCTATGATAGAGTGTTATCTGAATTGGATACACATCTCAGAGATGACGGAACAACATCT